ATCTGAACGTTTAATTAATTTAGCTTTTAATTATCCTTTTGTAGATCCTACAAGATATGAAGACAGATTACTTTCAGCATATAGGCAGCACTTAGAAAGTGTTTATCGTGTTGGTGAGAATGAGATTATTCGTAATCCTCAGGTAGAACTTACCTCATCTCCTATTAATCCGACTAAATTACAGGATATTATTGAGAACCGAACTTTCCGTGCTTCGGAGTATACTATGAATAGATTAACAGGTGAAGTACTTCCAAAGATTCAAGAAGGGATAAAAGAAGGTAAAAGTTTGGGTAAAACTGCAGAATCTCTTAAAACTGAATTTAAGGATATGACTGATTCTCAGTTAACTCGAATATCTCGTACTGAAACTCAGTCTCTTTACAATCAGTCTAAGTTTGAGACTATGATGCAAAGTGAAGCGGTGACTGGTAAACGTTGGAAGTCATCAGGTCGTTCTAATAGTCGTAAAGCCCATAAAAAGGCAAATGGTCAAACTGTGGCTGTTGATGAACCTTTCATAGTTGATGGTGAGAAGTTAATGTATCCTGGAGATCCTGATGGATCTGTGGATAATATTGTTAATTGTGCTTGTACTATGTTGCCTGATATTCGTTTTGGGCGTGAATAATTCTTACTTTTTATTTTAACTTATTTTTTTTTGGAGGCGGTTTAATTGGACGCAATATACGTTAAAGGTGCAGTCATAAGCCCCGGCTGGATTGGAAGACCAGAACTTGGACAAACAGACAGACCTTTAACAGCATTAGAAATACAAAAAGCAGCTTACAGTTTCCCCTTAGGTTCACCCCTATTTGACTATAAACAACCAGTAGTAGATGTTCAACATGATTTTAACCCTCAGGCTTTAGCTGTTGAACAATTCATAGCTCCAGAACCAATAGAATTTAACAATGATATCTATGATCCTGGGACCTGGTTTTTGACTTCTAAAGTTACAGATCCTACAATTCAAAGAATGATATTGAGTGGTGAATTGACAGGTTATAGTGTGGGTGCTTTCCCTGAGGAGTATAAACAGTTGTTTGTTAAGAAGGGCATGTTTGCTGATGTTCCTGAGGGAGGTTGGTTCCCTTTAGCTGTAAGTATGGTCAAGATGCCTTTTTATCCTAAGGCTGTTTTTAAGGTCTTTGGGCCTGATGATATTATTAAAAAGAGTTTGAATTTCAATTCGGAGGTAGATACAGTGAGTGGTGAAGAAGATAAAGGAATGGCCGGCCTAGTTAATAGGTTACTGGACATTGTAATTAAAAAGGAAGGTTCTGATGATGGTAAACAGTATGAGACAGAACTTGAGAAGAAAGTAAGACAATTAAAAGAAAAGGACGAGGAAAATCAGAAGACAATTAAAAAACTTGAGAAGAAAGTTAATAAGCTTTCTGAGAAGCAAGAGGAACCACCAGGCAAGGAAGATGACGATGACGAAGAAGATGACGACAAAAATAAAAAGTCTAAAAAGTCTAAGAAGTCCAAAAAGGGTAAAAAAGATAAAAAGGACAAAAAAAGCAAATCAAAGAAAACTAAAGATGACGAAGAAGACGATGACAGCGAAGAAGAAGAAATCGACGATGATGACGAAGAAGAGGAAGAAGAAGTAGAGGAAAAAATCATTAAAAAAGGCTTAAGCCCTGACAATAAAAAAACCAAACCTACAAAATCGTTTAATGAACGTGCAGGTATGGATCCTCTGGGCAGAAATCCAAAATACTTATAGGTGGTTTAAATGACAACTAAAAAAATCCAAATTGAAGGAAATTTAATAGTCAACCCTTTAACATGTAATCAAATAACTCCAGAGTCAGGGCAGCATTTAGTACTTCAAATGCAGACTGGAAAAGACTTACAAATCAGTTTAACTGATAAAGACGGTGACAGATTTGTAGGAATATATGATAGTGACGGAGTTTTAGTGGCTAAAATAGATAGTAACGGTTTAATTACAACTGCTGCAGGACTTACAGGGCCTGTAACTGGTAATGTTACAGGCAATGTCACAGGTGACTTACTTGGAAATAGTACAGGTTCACATACTGGGGATGTAGTTGCAAATGATGATGCAGCACATGATTACCAGGCAGGACATGCAGACTGGACATTATCTGCAAGTGAAAAGAAAGCAAAAATGCTCATCGTAACAAATGCAGATGCAGCAGCCAATATAATAGCTCCTGCAGAAAAAAGAGAGTATATTCTCCGTAATGCATCAGGCCAAGCAATAACAATTAAAAAATCTAGTGGAACAGGAGTAACAGTGGCTACTGGAAAAACAGCGATTGTAAAGTATTCTAATTCTGTTGGAGATTATGTTAGAGTTACTCCAGATGCAACACATTAATTGAGGTGATTTTTTATGGCAAATATTAACCAATTACTTGGAAATTTATTAAAGAAAGGAGGGATCCTTAAATTTGTAGATGTAGGTGAGGGTTCCGGAAAATTAGGTGGAGGAGTCTTAGCGGTTGAAAAAGCAGCTGAGTTCATTCAAGCAATGAAGAATGAGACTGTTATATTGGATGCTGCAAGGTATCTCTCTATGAAATCTGATAAAAAAGATATTGATTTAGTTTCTATGAGAGTAGAAATGCATTCCGCTAAAAGGGATCCTGAAACAGGAAAAATACCTTTAACTTCACAGGATCCTCAATTCAGACTTAATACTCTTATTGCTGAGAAACTGATGGCAATGACTTCTATGACTTATGAAACATTAGAAGATAACATTGAACAGGGAACACTTGAAACAACTATAACTAGCCTTTTTGGTGGTGCTATCGGTGAAGCTGAAGAAAGGATATTTGTTTGGGGTAAAAAAGATGCTGACCCTACTAAAGTTCCATCCACTGGTTACACTGAAGTTGATGGATGGCTTGCAAAAGCAAATCCCGACAATATTTTATATGGTGGAGGATCTAACACTGCAAGAGACTTTGACCCTGCAACTGGAGCTATAAATGATGATGACGGTATGTTTGCAGCGATGTATGATGCAATGCCATCTAAATACAGGAAAAAAGCGGTGTTCTTTGTTCCGGATAAGAGGAATACTGAATTCAGAAGGACACTTAAGGGTAAAGATACTCAATTAGGTGATGATGCAAATACTGGTGAAAAACCTTTAACCTTTGAGGGTAGGCCTATTATTCCTGCTCCTGTACTTGATGAGCCTCTTGAACAGCCTGATTTCTTCCAGCCTGAGACTACTATATTTACTGACCCTGCTAATTTAGTTTGGGGTGCTAAACGTGACTTAATGATTGAAACTGATAAAAATATATATGATCAGATGTATCATTGGGTTGCTAGTATGAGGGTTGATTGTAATCACGAGAATGAGGATAATACTATCTTTGCTCAGCCTGGTGAGACTAAGCCGGCAGGATAATTAAAATTTTCTTCTTTTTTTATATTTTTTTTATTATGCGAGTTTTACACGCGAAAACAGGTAAAATATTTTGTGGAGGTTTGTTTTTTATGGCTAATTTATGGGGACTAGTACAAAGCACGGTTAATAATGCTAAAAAGAAGTGGGCCGAGGTAACTATAACTAAATTAAAAGAAGGAACACCTGATGAAAGACGAGGGCTGGATGTAGTTAACCAAGCATCAGAGGAGCATATTGGCGAGATTGGAGGAAATACTAAACTTTTAAGAATGAATCCAGCAATACAAACCAGCTTATATGCGTCTGGAAAATGTATAGGTGGTTTAATTGAATTAACAGATGCAATGCGTAAAAATGGAGGTACTGGGTTAATTTCTAACTTAGTTGCAAGTATAGCCTCAAATTCTGTTTATCCTTCTCTGGAAATAAATATATTTTCAGATAATCCTACATCTTCAACTGTTGGAGATAATCAGACTTATGTCGTAGCTGCTGCGGATTTAGGTAAAAGAGTTGCAATATTCAATATTAATAAATCTGATTATATACTCACAGGTGGAACTTATAGAGCTAAATCTGGAGATGGCTATCAGGGTGTTGAATCAATTAGTACTAGTCAAAAATTATATGCTGTGATTGTGGCTAAAGAAGATGTGACTTTTCCAAGTGATCATGCATTGTTTATTAAATCCGATGCTTTGAGGGATTAAGTTGTTTGGTAGTCGTAGGGCTCTTTTAAATAAAGTCCTTAAAGGAGTTCCTTTAACTATTACTCGCGCTAGTACGGCGAATCTTCCAGATGGAACATCAGTTCCCCCCAATACAGGTAGATTTGTGACAATAGCTGGAAAAAGAGGTATTTTAATTGAAGAAGGTACAACCAATATTTTAACAGCATTTGCAAGTTTACCAACAACAGCCTCAATGATTATGACATCTACAGACGGCGGGAATCTTACTTATTCTTATGATGTGGTAAATTTCTCTGAAAAATTACAGAATAATTCAGCTGTATTGAATGCCATATATGCGGGTGCCAAAACATATACGATAACCCATTCAACAATGCCTATATCATCAGGGCAACCTTATACTGCCACAATTTGGGGCGGCTCGATAGGGGGAACAAGTACACTTATTGCTATCAATTGGTTTGATTCAACAAGTACATATATATCTTCTGAAACTAAAGGAATTACTCCAAACACGGCGGGAAAGTTCACAATAACAGGAACAGCCCCTGCAAATGCAGTAAGAGGACAAGCAGTACTTAAAGGCATTTTAAATCAAGGTGAAAAATTATTTTGGAATGCAGGACAGTTTGAAAATAAAGCATATAATACAAGTTTCACACTTGGAGGCACGACTAGACAACCTGAAACATTATCAATGCCCGCTAGTATTTTAAATTTAAGTCAAGGAACTATCGAACTAGAATTTTACATGCCTATCACAATGTTAAATCAGACTACTACAAATCAAGGATTATTGTACCATGCGGTAAATCCTAACAGATTGGGGGCATATATCAATAATGGAATTATTCAATTTTACACAAGAGATGATGTAGGCAATACATCACAGGTATCCTCTTCAAAATTAGTAGAGGGCATGTATAAAGTAGCTATGAGCTGGAATAGTGATAAATTAACAGCTTATATAAATGGTATTAAAATTAATGAGGTACAAAATCCGCATCTCCCAAGTACCCTTGGAACGACCCTTAATTTAGGATTTACATCTGGAAATTATTGTTTAAATTCCATTATAAGAAATATTTGTGTTTCAAAAATTAAAAGAACAGATACTGATATGCAAGCAAGATCACAAGCAAATACATATCCATTAGATAACCAAGTTACAGCATTTGCACTCTTAGAATCTGATATTAGAGGAGTTGCATCAGCATGATAATCACAATAAAATCACTAGAACCATCAATCCTACAAATAACATTCACACAAACAGAACTACAACACTCTTTATTTCAGGCTACTTTGAATAAAATGTATAACAGTGATGAGTATGACACTCATAAAAAAGATGATAATATAAACGTGACTCTTTTAAATGAGAATAGCTATGAAGTAATAGGGCAAACAGTTGATGAAATAAGGGAATTATGGTGTGGAGATGTCTTATTTACATATGATGGCGAAGGTAATCCACTACCAAAAGACCTCTCAAAGTGCCCTTGTTTTATCCTTGGACAAACTGATGAAGTTGATCCAATTCAAGAAGATATCTAATTTTTAATTAATTTTTAAAGGTGATTAAATTGGACTTAATAGACCTAATTAAACAAAATGCTGGACTTAAACCCTCTGATCTAAAACTCGAAACAGAAGAGGAATACACAGACTTAATCAGTTATTACATAAATGCAGTTAAAGCTTGGATAAATCGATACACCAAAAAGACATACACAAACACCACAATATACCCCGAATATCCCCCTGATTTAGAGATGGTTTTAACAGAAATTATTGTAAATATCTTAGGAAATGCAAGCCTAAGACAAGACATGCCTACAATTGATAACGAAAATTACAAACTTTTACAAGCAATAGACAGTGCAATAACCCCTGAAATACAGTTCCAACTAAAACCATTTATTGAAACAAGGAATCGTGTGGGTATTTTTGTAGTTGGCGGAACTAAAAGGCGATAATCATGGGTGCTAATGTCGATTCACAGGAAGTTTTAGATCTTTTTGATGAATTTACGAAAGTGGCTAGTAATTCTCTTGAGTTTATGAGTATGGATTTTTGGGAAATATCAACAGAAAAAGCCAACATAGATAAAGGAACACTTAGGGGCAGTATTCAAGCAGATAAACAGAATGATTATCAGTGGATTGTCGGAACTAACCTAGAATATGCGGCAGATGTTCATGATGGAACACCTCCTCATGAAATTAAAGCCAAAAGTGGTAAGGCTTTAGGGCCTATTACTATAACTGGGAGTTATCTTGGTGTTTCACAGTCTGGAAAAGCCTTTTTTAGAGTGGTTCATCATCCAGGTTATAAAGGAAATCCTTTCTTTGATGATAGTCTCGAAATCATCGAAAATCAACTTAATGATTATGTTGGAATGGCAATGAAGGCGATAACATGACCGATCTTGAAAATGCAATAGATGCAATTGATATTCAATTAGATTCAATTTTAAATCCTCTCGTTTTAGATGAAATAATTACAACAATTGCATACGGTACAAAATGGCGAGAAAAACCAGATCCACCATTTTTACAAACTGTCTATGATACTGCAGATATAAACGAAACAGGAAGCACTGGGCGGCGTGAATACTGGAATCAACCAATTAAAGTGGGAAGCACAGTTAAAAATACAGATGACCCCAAAGAAGGTTTTAGAGAAGCACGTAGAATTGTAAGTAAAGCTCGTAATTTACTATTGGCAGAACGACAGTTAGGTATTCCTGAAATTGTCCGTACAGTTGAATCTAGTAAAATAGTTACGGTTCCTTTTCCATTTGGAGGCAAAACAAGTCTTTATGGTGCGGGAACTACATTAAATATTTTTTTTATGATAGATAATAAATAAAGGAGGCCTGATTAATTGGCTAAGATATTTAGATATGTAGGATTTGCAGAAGAAAGCACTCCAGGAGTGCCTGAAACAGAAGCAGAAATGCATTGTGACGCTCAAAGTTGTAGCCCTGGAACACCTGATAATCCAGAAATGGAATACAACGGAAGTATGGGCCGTGGCCGAACAATACATCGTCCTGGATTTTACAGTACTAAACCTAAATTTGAGGTAGGTTGTGATTTAAAGATCCTTGCAAGAATGATGTATTTTGCACTTGGAAATAGGATAATCGGGGGAGTTACAGAAGGAGATGGAAGTCCAACGGATGAACCAGACACAAGTACGGAGTATATTTATCCTACAGATGATATATTGCTCCCTACATTCACAGGATGGTTTGGAATAGACTTAGAAGATGAAGGGGAAACAATAGTACCTGGATGTGTACTTGATAAACTTGAGTTATCTGTTGATAAAGAGTTTATAACACTTAAAGGTGATATGCAGGGAGGTATGGAAACTAATGGTCCTTTAAAATCAGAAGATGACCTTAAGAAAAATGAAGATTATCCTCTTGCTTTCTATGAATGTAATGTTCATATGAGAGATAAAGGTAGCGCCACACCTTGGGGTGAAGCTACTCTTATTTCTAGAGATGTTAAGAAATTTAGTTTCCCTATTGAAAATAGTGCCAAAGCTGAAGATGGTCAAGGTTTAGGAAAAAGAGATCCTTATTATATACCTGCTGGAGAGCGTAAGATAGGATATAGCTTTGATTACACTTATCTAACCAAAAAGTGGTATAAATTAATGCAAGGTGGAGACAATCCACAGCAAAAAGTAGGATCTACTGAATTTGAGATGATGGTTGAATTTGATGCAGGTAAATATGGATCTGCTCAGTTCTATTTCCCAAGGGTAATTGTAGTTGGTGGTGCAAATCCTGAAAGTAAAGGAAGAGATCCAATAACTCAAAATATATCTATCGATGCTTACCAGGAAACAGTTACAATACCTACAACTCCTGCACAGACGGTTTATTCTGAATGTCTCTGTACTTTTGTGCATAAGTTCAAGGATACTACTGAAGCTTTTGATGGTCCTGCTTTATGGGATGTGTCCCCTTAAAT